AGCCGCGCTTCGTCGTCCGCATCAACTTCTCGACGCCCATCCTCATCACGAGCCACACCGGCATCACGGGCCTCTCGGGTGCCGTCATCGACGGCGCGCTCATCGAGCCGAGCATCGTCTCGCAGCGCCTCAACCCCATCGAGGGGCGCTCGGAGATCGGCTCGGCCTCGTTCCAAGTGGCCGACCTTGCGGGCACGCTCACCGACGAGATCCGCTCGCGGCTCGGCGCCGCGGCTGGCCTGCGCGACAAGCAGGTCGAGTTCTTCCTCGGCTACGCCGGGCTCGCCTTCGCCGACTTCGTGCGGGTGGGCACCCAGCGGGTGACCGAGGCGACCTTCGACAAGGGCCGCTATCAGATCTCCTGCGCGGACATCCAGCGGTCGGCGAAGAAGGACATCTTCGAGCTCGCCGAGACCACCCTCGCGCAGTCCGTGACGGTTACCGACACCACCATCTTCGTCACCTCGACCGTCGGATTCTCGACGGTCTACCACGGCGCGAGCTACACCGACGCGGCGAACGCGACGGTCGGCTACATCAAGATCCGCGACGAGGTCATCCGGTACACCGGCAAGACCTCAACCTCGTTCACCGGCTGCACACGCGGCGTCCTGGGCACCATCGCGAGCTCGTACCAAGTGGACGCCGCCACCCCGGCGGCGCGCCGCGAGAAGGTCGCCGAGCACGTCTACCTCGAGCTTCCTGCCGTGAAGCTCGCCTACGCCATCCTGACCGGCGTCCTCTACGGCGACTCGGCCTCTCTGCCGACCTCGTGGCACCTCGCCATCGATCCCTCGCTGGTGCGTCTTGCGGACTTCACCGGCATCGGTGGCGACCTCTGGGACGGCGCTGATGGCGGCGTGGTGATTCGATTCGAGGGCCTGAAAAAGACCGACGGCAAGAAGTTCCTCGAGGAGGAGATCTGTCGGCTCTTGGGCGCGTTCATGCCCGTCTACGCCGACGGCGCGCTCGGCTTCCGCCGCGCCCAGCGGGTGCTGTCGGACTCGGCCGGCCTGACAACCCTCGACGAGTCGAACAGCGTGCAGGTGGGCGAGCTCGTGCATGACATGGGCGAGCTGCACAACGTGTTCCGGGTGTTCTGGAACTGGAACGGCTCGGACTACACGCGCACGACCGCCCTGATAGACGCGAACTCGGCCGCCGCGCACGGCAAGGCCGACCCGCTCGACCTCAAGTTCAAGGGCCTCTACGGTGGCCGGGCGACCGACTCCCTTATCTTCCAGCTCGTCGACGCCCTGCGCGATCGGTACGCGGCGCCGCCTCAGCGGCTGACGGTCACGGTGCTGCACTCGCTCAACCGCCTCGAGGTGGGCGACGTGGTGCGGGTCCGCTATGCGTCCGTGCGCGACTACGCCGGGGCGGGTGCGTCCATCGACCGCGCCTTCGAGATCCAGAACCTCTCGGTGAACCACAAGACCGGCGCGGTGCAGCTCGAGCTCTTCGGCTCGACGTCCCCGGCTTCGGCGCTCTCCCCGACCACGGCCACGACGGCGCTCCCGAACGCGTTCTACACGGCCGCAGGGGCGGCGCTCTCGTCGGTTGCGACCATCACCGGGGGCGTGATGGCGACCGGCTCCTACACGCTCACAGGCGGCTCTAGCCTCACCGCGTCCGGGTCCATCTGGTACCACGATGGCGACCTGACCATTCCTCAAGGTTGCACTTTAAACATCAGTGACAACGTGCAGCTGCGCGTGCGCGGCTACCTGACCATCAACGGCGCCATTAACGGCGTCGGCGGCGGCCTCGCGGGCGTGGCGGACAACACCAGTCCGACCATGCAGCTGCTCGGGAATCCCGGCTGGGTGGGGAACAGCCGCGGCCTCGACGGCATCGACGCCGCCCAGGACTACTCGAACGGCAACGCCCGGCTGCAGACCGTCCCGGTGCCGGTCACGCAGGGCCAGCACGCTTCGTTCCCGTACCTCAACCTCGAGGTGTCGGGCTCGACTCTCCTCGGCCTTCCGGCCGACCTGCGCGGGACGGGCGGCGGCCCGGGCGGCAAGATCACCTCGGGCGGCAAGGCCGACTTGCGCGCGCAGGGTGGAGCAGGGGCGGCGGGTGGCGCGGGTCTCTGCACCATCTCGCGCGGCTTCTCGACCGGCGCATCGGCGACAATCAACCTTTCCGGCAACAGTCCGACCGCCCCGGCGATGCTGACGGCGCCGGGCTCGAACAAGTACTACCCCGGCGCGGGCGGCGCGGGCGGCCCGGGCTCGTTCCTGCTGCTGCTCGATGGCTCGAACGTCTCAGCGCCGGACATCACGAACCGCTTCATCGCGAACACCGGCACCATTCCCCAGCCGGCGCCGTTCCTCGGCAAGCTCACATTCCTCGACAACGAGCCGTACCACCGATACGACGACAACGAGGACCCTTGGGCGGGCTACCCCGACCCGGCGGTCATCTCCGCGCGCTCGCTCGCCGGATCTGCCCAGCGCATCCAGTTCATTCCCGCACCGGAGACCGCGACCGGGGATTCCGGCGTCATCCCCTCGCCTGTCACCGGCGCATCCGCCACCTCCCGCGTCGGGGCGGTCGAGGTTGCCTGGACGAACCCAGTGGACCCCTCGACGTTCACGTCGATTGAGCTTTGGGTCGCAACTACGAACGACCGCGCCGTCGCGTCCCTGCTCTTCTCTGGCGTCGCCAACCGCTACACGCACACGCTGTCCGACACCCTGACGCGCTACTACTGGCTGCGCGTGCGCAACGGCCAGCTCGTCTCGCCCTGGACGCCGACCACGACCACGACGACGGTGTCGGCTGCGGCGCTGGTCACCGGCTCATCGCGTCGCGCGCGCGGGGCCGGGTGGGAGACGTACTTCGGCGGTGTGCTGATTGCTCCGCTCGCCCAGACCATCGAGATCGCGAGCCGCTGCCGGATCGTCTCGCTCAACATCCTGACCGAGGGCGGCCCCGGGTCGTGCGTCGTGGATCTTTGGCGGCGGCAGAAGCCGGACCTGCCGACGGTCGCGCAGTCGATCGCCGGCACCGGCAAGCCTTCAATCACCAATGGCACGCAGCTCTTCACCGAGACCTTCACCGGCTGGACTTCGACGCAGCTCGAGCAGGGCGACCTGCTGACCTTCTATCTCGAATCGACCAGCGTGTTCACGAAGCTGGATGTTCAAATAATTGTTGAGGACATCTGATGGCAACTCAAGACTGGGAATATCCGTTAGCTCACGGCTCGGACGCCGACTTTCGCGGCTGGGGAGCAAACCTTTCGGCCAAGCTCGCGGCGGTCGGTCTCGTCAAGACCGCGGACACCGGTCAAATAAACTGGTCGACCGTGACTCGGCCAGCCGTGAACGTGTACGCCGGGTATGAAATCTGGCGCTACCCGGACTCGTCGATCTTCATGAAGTGGGAGTTTGGGACAGCCACCGTTGCCTCGCAGCCGCAGATTCGCGTGCAGGTTGGTACTGGTTCAACCGGCGCCGGCGCACTTGATCCGACAGGCGACATCAGCAATGCGCGAACCATCATGCCAAACAGTATTTCTATTTCAAATGCAGGTACAAACTTTCGATCGCTAATGTCTTTCTCTAACGGGTTCTTTGGGTTTTGCGGATACCTTAACTCGCTCTCAAACCCAGATTTAGAGCGTGCATTTTTCGCGGTGGCAAGAACCACCGATGCGAACTCAGTGGTCACCAACGACGGGGCGGTGGTGTACTGGCGACCCACTGGAACCAACGGTCATGCATTTAATCAGCCGATGAGGTTCTTTCACGCGGCGCGCGACACAACCAGCGACGGCTCCTATGGATTCGTCCCCGGTTCTCTGAGTGCATCAACATACTTTGTAGGCTTGAACTTCTTTTACCAAGCCTTCGTAAATTGGGCGTCGTACCCTCTTGTTCGGCCAACAATGGCCATTTGCACCGTCTGCACAAACGACGCGCTCGGCAATCCTCCGTTCACCCCGTTTAAAGCCACCTTGGTCGGGTCGACTGAGCGGACTTATATCTCGCTCGGGCATGCAACGTACGGCGCCACGAACGGCTTGGGCGCGTACTGCCTCGCCATGTTGTTCGAGTGATTCATGATCGACAACGTCACCGCTGCCTTTCAGCTCGCGACCGCGCCGGCTCAGCCTCAATCCCAAGGCATTCAGATCGTGCTGGCCTTTCGTCCTATCGAGGTTGTCACGGTCCATTCTTTTTTCCGCCCGCCTGATCCGGGCGTCGGTCACGCGTACTAGGGGTTTCATATGACCACTGCTGATTTGTCGAAGTTCCGCGTTCCGCTCGGCTCGCTCGTCGTCGACGCCTCGCTGGTCGTCGCGCTGATCTGGTGGGGCGCTACCATGACGCAACGCCTCGACGAAATGTCGCGCCGAATCCAGAGCGTCGAGTCGGTGAAGATTCAACCCGAAGCGGACAGGCGGATCGCGGTCATCGAGGCGCGGCTCGCCGACCAGACCAGCCGGCTACAGTCGATCGAGGACAAACTAGACCGCGCCCTAGATCGCACACGATGAGCCTGTTCCTCTCCGCCGGGCACTACCCGGTCGCACCGGGCGCCGCGTGGAAGGGGTTTGTCGAGCACACCGAGGCGCGGCTCTGGGTGGCCGAGCTCTCCCGGCTGCTCCCCGGCGCGCAGCTCGTGCCGGCGCTCGAGCTCGGCGCGAAGGTCCGCTGGATCAACGCACGCGCCCAGCCCGCCGACCTCGCCGTCGAGATCCACTTCAACGCCGCGACGCCGACCGCGCGCGGCTCCGAGACCCTGCACGCCCCGGGCTCGGTGCGCGGCGCGGTGCTCGCGGCCGACGTGCAGGCGGTGCTTGCCCGGTTCTTCCTGCCGAGCCGCGGCATCAAGCCCGGCTGGTTCCAGGCGAACCCCGCGAAGGGGCCGCTCGCCTTCCTCGCGCAGACCCGCTGCGCGGCGCTGATCCTCGAGCCCGAGTTCATCTACCACGCGGAGCAGATCCGCACCCACCGCGCGGCCTGCTGCGCCGCGCTCGCCGACACCCTGCGGAGGCATGTATGACCGACGAGACCACCATCAGCACGGCCGACTGGCTGCGCGGCGCCCTGCGCTCGCGCACGGTCTGGATCAACGTCGCGCTCGCCGTGCTCGGTGGCCTCGAGCTATCGGGCGCACACCTCACCACGCTCTTCGGGTCGCAGGTCGCCGCCGGCATCCTGCTCGTGGGCTCGGTCGCCAACCTCGCGCTGCGCGCGGTCACCACGACCCCGCTGCCGCACCGCTGACCGTGGGCGCCTGCCGCCACCAGCGCCTCGGCATCCCGAAGGCGTTCCAGCTGCACGGCCACACCATCACCGTCCGCATCCTGCCGCTCTCGCGCTGGCCGCATACCAAGGGCGCGGTCGGAATGTGGGACCCGGCCCTCAACCGCATCGACCTGCGCGGCGATCAGCCCGACACCGCGCTCCAGCAGACGCTGTGCCACGAGGTCGTCCATTCAATCCTGTCGGCGATGAACCACAAGCTGAACAACGACGAGGTCTTCGTCGACAACTTCGGTTCCCTGCTCGCCCAGGCGCTCGCTTCGTTCACACACCGGAGGCCTCGTGCCCGCTCAAAAAGCAACGGATGAACAAATTCTCGCTGCGCTCAATGCCGCAAAGGGGGTACGCGCCGAGGCTGCACGCCAGCTCGGCATCAACACCCGCGCGCTGTCGCAGCGCATCGACGGGCTCAAGTCCCGCGGCGTGCCGGTGCCCGAGTCGAGCTATGACCCGGGCGCCCGGTTCCGCACCGTGGGTGGCGTGGTGGAGAGCGCGCCGCGCAAGCGCGAGCTCCTCGAGGTGCCGAAACTGCCGAGCGGCAAGATCGACATCCGCGAGCTCATCGACCGGCGCAAGGCCGCCTTCGCGCGCAAGGACGCGGCGGCCGAGGCGCGCAAGCTCATCCGCGTGAAGGTCAAGGGGAACGAACCGATCGCGGTCACGCTCCTCGGCGACCCGCACGTCGATGACGACCACACGGACCTCGGCCAGCTCGAGCGCGATATCGAGGTCATCAAGCGCACGCCGGGCCTGTACGCGGCTTGTATCGGGGACCTGCAGAACAACTGGATCGGCCGGCTCGCCCGGCTCTACGGCGAGCAGGAAACGACGACCGACCAGTCCTGGCAGCTCGTCGAGTGGCTGGTCTCGGAGCTGCGCGAGGACTGGCTGTTCATGGTCCAGGGCAATCACGACCATTGGTCGGGGGCGGGAGATCCGCTCCGCTGGATACAGCGGCAGGCGGGCGTCACGCTGACGGGGGACCACACCGTCCGCATCGCGCTCACGTTCCAGAACGGCGCCGAGGTGCGCATCGCCGCTCGGCATGACTGGCCCGGGAACTCGATGTGGAACCCGTCGCACGGCCAGCTTCGCGCGGCCAAGCTCACGCACCACGACCACGTCATCGTCTCAGGCCATAAGCACACCGGCGGCTATCAGATGTTCCGGGTCGCCTCGACGGGCCACCTTGCGCACTGTCTGCAGCTCGGCGCCTACAAGATCCACGACTCCTACGCCGACGCGATGGGGCTCCCGCCCGCGATGATCTCCCCCAGCTGCACGGTCATCCTCGACCCGCAGGCCGGGGAGCTCGGGCTCGTGAGGGTCGAGCACGACATCGAGGCGGCGGCGGACTATCTGACGTGGCTGCGGCGGCGGAGGAAGGCGGCATGAACGACCCAGTGAACCGGCCCGCCCACTACAACCAGGGCGACGTCGAGTGCATCGACGCCATCCGCGCGCAGCTCTCCGACGAGGAGTGGCGCGGATACCTGCGCGGGCAGGTGGCGAAGTACAACTGGCGGCTCGGGCGGAAGGACGCGCTCGAGCAGGACGCCCGGAAGCTGCGCTGGTACGCGAGCTGGCTCTGCGGCGTGGACCCGCGAAAGTGATCCCGCCCTGGCTGACGCTCCGGCTGGCCGGTTATCTGGCCGGTTCCGTCCTGATCCTGGCGGGCCTCTGGCTTGCCTATGACTGGGCGCATGACCGGGGGGTGGCGCAGGAGCGCGCGCGGTGGGAGTCCGCGACCGCCGAGGCGGGTGCCCGGTTCGCCGAGGCGCTGGCCGCCCAGCAGGCCGTAATGGCCGCCCTAGACCGTGACCTTACCGAGGCCCGCCGCCGGGCCGACCGCCGCCGAGAGGGCCTCTCCGATGCGTTCCAGAACGATCCTGCAGCTCGCGATTGGTCTCGCGAGCCTCTTCCTGACAGCGTGCGCGCCGCGCTTGGTGGTCGTGGAGACTTGCCCCGCGATCCCGGTCGCGCTGACTGAACCCTGCGCGCCGCCGGCGCGCGAGCTTGTGACGAACGGCGACCTCGCGCGCGCCTACCTCGACGCCACCGAATGCGTCGATGAGTCCACGCTCAAGCTGCGGGCGATCAGGGAGCTTGCGGTCTGCCGGCTGCAGAAAGAGACCACGCGAGGCAGCCGACCCAGCCGATGAACGTCCAGCCGAGGAACACGTTCACGACCGCGATCGAGTAGACGCTCGGGTGGCGGCGGCCCTTGGCGACCCACCAGGGCAGCAGGTAGAGCCACAGCAGCAGCGCGACCAGCAGCAGGCCGCCGATTGAGTCGATTCCGAATCCCATGGTCACGTCCTCCAACGCTGTCTAATTGCCACTTCGCGCCCCTGCGATTTCAGCAGGTTACGCGAGCCTATCTCACCCCAACGAATTAGACAGCCGTGTCCGGAATTCCTAAGAATTCCCGACGCTTAACCCCATGTTTCGGGCGTACTGCTGCATTACCGGGGTATGTTCTGAAATCCTTTCCATTCAACTACTTAGATGCGCTGTCCAATGCGTGTCTATTAGACTGTCTAATACCTCAGCCCTTCCGCCCGCCCGGGCCGATCACCACGGGCGTCTCGCGCGCGCGGATGTAGCGCTCCGTCATGGCCGCCGACGCATGACCGGCGAGCGCCGTCGCGTCGAGGCCTTGGCGCTTCGCGTCGGTCAGGCTCTTCGCCCGCATGTCGTGGATGTGCGCATCCCTGACTCTGGCCACTCGGCAGGCCTCCTGCCACTGGTCGTGCACCGTCGAGTACGCCGGCACCGCGCCGCGCCGGGTGTAGAACAGCGTCATCGCGCGCACGTTGCCGCCCAGCCCCTTTGCCCGCTCGACCACCGCCCGCAGCTCGGGCGTCCACGCGACGAGCAGCTTCGCGCCGGTCTTGCCCTGCTTGAACCGGATGCCTTCGGGCGTCAGGTCGGTGAGCCGGATCGCCAGGACGTCGCTCACGCGCTGGCCGGTCAGGTACAGCAGGTCGACCATGCACTGGAACCGCGGCGAGCCTGCGGCACGGATGGCGACGAACTCCTCGTCGGTGATGTAGCGGTCCCGCTTCTGTTCCGAGTGTCGGCGAATGCCGACCACCGGGTTCGACTCGACGATCTGCCACTCGAGCGCGAGCGCGAACACCGACCGCAGCACCGACAGGCAGCGGTTCGCCATGTTCGGCTTGTCGCGCAGCGCGACCTTGATCGCCGCGACGTGCTTGGGCCTCACCTGCTCGGGCGAGAACTCCGCGAGGATCTGCCGCAGCTTCTTGGCCGCGACCTCGTACTGCTCCGCGGTCGACTTCGCGAGCTTCGGCCGCATGTGCGCCAGCGCGTCGTCGATGAGCTGCACCATGCCGCCCTTCGGCCGCTCGCGCAGCCGCGCGTACTCGGCGAGCGCCGCCTGCAGGTCGGTCCCGAGCCGCGTCCAGCGCCCAGCGTGCACGAACCAGTAGGCGCCGTGCTTGTGGTAGACGCAGGCGGGCAGGTGGCGGTCGGTCTTGCGCTGGCGGGGTGGCATCAAGGCAACCTCAGACGGGGCTCCGGGGCCATGGTAGCAGGGGCGGGCAGCAGTCCCTCGACGGCCGACCGCAAGACGACAGGCGACCGCCCGCGCGCACCTTGGGGGCGCCGCAGGAACGGGATGCCCATCTGCTCGAGGGCGCGCATCTGCGCCGCCGGCCGGACGCGGCCGGTCAGGGCCTCGATCTCCGACTGGCTCAGGAACACTCGACGCTCTCCACGATCCGGACCTCGTCGCCCAGGTGCAGCTGCAGCGCGGCCTCGGCCGCCGGGCCGGTCAGGTGCACCACCACCGACGCGCCGGTCTTGATGCGCCGGACGCTGCGCACCGCCCCGGTGGCGCCACGGTCGACGTGGTGGCCTGAGCGGCACTTGGTCGAGCAGAAAGCCTGCTGGGGCCGCGCAGGCACGAACAGGGCGGAGCAGTACCCGCAGGGGCGCAGCTCGCCCTGAGCGCCGCCGGAACGCGTCTCGGCGGTCATCCTGCGGGCCTCCTGAGTGGAACCACGTTCCGCACCCGCACGACGCCGAGCTCGATGAGCTTCGTCACGAACTGCCGCAAAGCCTGCCGGTCGAAAATGATCTCCTCGCCGTCGCCCTCGACGTCGAGCGCCCCGGCCTCGCGCGCGAGCTCGGCCAGTCGTTCCATGTCGTTCACTGCCGATACCTCCGCACGAGCGCCTCGACGGCAGCGGCGTTCCGCGCCGTCACCCATTCCCGATTCAGCTGCAACGCCCGCGTCTTCCTGCCGAGCTCGAGCGCGATGCGCCCCTTCGTGAAGCCTTCCTCGAGGAGCCACGCGATCCGCTCCCACGTCGGCCCCGCCGGCACGAGCGCCGCGTCGCCCCGGCAGGCCGGCGTGACCGCGAGGATGCGGCGCTCGGAGCGCGCGCGGATCTTGAGCTTCCGGCCGGCGCGCACGTCGGCAACCACGGACAGGGACACGTCCGACGCCGCCGCCACCATCCGCCGACCGACGCCCTTCCGGGCCAGCGCCCGCAGGTGGCGCCGCGCGCGGTCGGCATCGACGAGGCCGTTCCAGTCGCCCGCGGCCCGGGCCGCCTGGCGCTCGCGCTCGTAGTCGCTGTTCGACCGGCGGCACTGGAAGCACCGGCACCCCGCGAGGTACCGCAGCCGGTGCCCATGCGGGCGATCGGCGGCGAGCTCTGCGATCGGGCGCAGGCCGCGTTCGAGGAGGGCGCTCATGCCACCACCCCGCCCGGCCCCGAGCACTTGCCGGCGAAGATCCGCGGGCAGCGCCCGTCGGCGTCCTGGCACGCGGGATAGCGGCAGGGCTGCCGCCCGATCGCGTCGGTCAGCATCCGGTCTGCCTCGGCGCCTGACATTCCGGCAGCGCCTGGCTGCTGCTCCCTCGCACGGATGCCGTGGTGCCGCTCGGCGGCGCGCCATCCATCGCGGAAATCGAGCAGGTACTCATCGTCAACGACCGCGCACTCGCCACCCGCTTTGACAATCTCTGCCGCCGTCGCAGGCTCCCGCGTGGCGGGCGGCTCCGCGAGCGCGGCGAAAAGAGCGTCAAGGGCCTTGGTTGTCTGCTCTGACGGGCGCGCCAATTCCTCAACGCCATCGTTATAAGCGTGGTCTATCAAGTCCTGTACCAACTCGCCCACAGCGCGGGGCAGGGTGATGTCGCTCACGGATTCACCTCCTGCAAGGCAGCGTCTATCTCTTTCTCTGCCGACTGAATTCGCTCCAAGGTGATGTTTCCGGCATCGCCCTTCCAGAACAACGCGACGGCGCGCGAATACCACAGTCTGTTTTCTTGCCGCAGCCGCTCAATCTCGGCGTGTTGGCGGCGCAGTTCGGCGGCGGCTTTTTCAAGGCACTCAACGCTCGGCAGTTTGTGCTGCAAAATGTCAGCCAACCGCAGGGCTTCGGGCTGCGTACTCACGGCGTCACCCCCTCGGCCTTAGAGATGGCGGCGCGGGCGAGGTCGAGCGCGATACACGGCCCCATCCCCGGCGCTTGTTCAGCGGCTTCGACAAGCCCTTCCAACGCCTCTCGCAGCCGCTCGTTCTCGTCCTGCGCCTCGGTCTTCCACTTCATCTGTCGGACGACCTCGACCAAGAGCCGCTTGTTCTCGGCGCCGAGCCGCTCGATCTGCTCGCCGAGTTTCTTGATGATCCACAGCCGGTCAGCCGCGAGCTTGTGCGCTGCGCTTTTCTCGGGCGATATGCTCATGGCTTCGTCTCCTTCGCGAGCTCGTAGTCGTAGCGCTTGATGCCTTGGCTCTTGATGCGCCGCAGGTTGGTCACCGAGATGCCGAGCTCGTGCGCGACAAACTTGTCGCTGTATCGGCGCTGCAGGTCGCGCAGCTCGCGGACCCGCCGGTACTGCTCGAGCGTGAGGCTCGGCGTGCGGCCGGTCACGGCGCCACCTCGTGCAGCGACGCGGCCAGCGCCACCACACCGAGCACGACGGCCAGCAGCACGACCGCGCGCGTGAGCAGCTCGGCCATGCGCTCGTACTCCGGACCGCGGCTCACGGCTCCACCCCGTGCGCGTCGTGATCCTCGAGCAGGTCCTCGAGCGTCGCGATTGCCTTGTCGAGATCCTCGTCGCTGATCTGCTCCTGCCCGTGCGTCGCGCACCAGGCAGGGTCGAGCCGCCGCAGCGCGTCGCGCAGCGAGCGCAGCATCGACCAGGCGGCGTCGCCACGGCCGAGCAGCACGGTCGCCTCGGTCCCGAGGCCCTTGGCGTGGATGCGGGCGATGGCCTGCTCCACGGTCGGCGCGGGCGGCTCGGCATCGAGCTCGGCCAGCGCCTCGAACACTCCGTCATCGACAAGCATGGTTCCTCCAGTTCCGGCTGGTGCGTCCGGGCCGGACTCGGCAGACAGATCTCGCGCACCTCGAGCGGGGGTAGGTGTCGGCTGCCCACACGCCGGCCGACGCGGCGTCCTTGTCCCGTTGGGCTCGGGGGAGGGTCACTTCATGAGCCACCGCGCCGCCAAGGCGAGCGCGACGACGATCGCGAACAGCGCCAGCGCCTCGGCGAGCGCGTCGATGACGCTGGCGAGCAGCCCGAGCTCGATCACAGCAGCACCCCCTGCGGGCTCGCGAGCCGGTACCGGGCGAACCGCTTGCCGTTCGCCTGGTCGGCGACCGTCTCGACCGGCAGGCCCGAGGCGCGCAGGTCAGCGACGCGCGCGGCAAGGCGCAGGCAGCCGAACCGCTGCAGGGCCTCGAGCGGCGTGATCTCGGCGCCTGAGAGCAGCGCCTTCCGGATCTGCTCGGTCTGCGAGGCGCTCATGCGGCCTCCGGCTGATCGGCAGGCTCCGCGTCGATCGCCTCGAGCTCAGCCTTGCGCGCATCCTTCGCGGCCGACAGCTGTGCCTCGAGGTCCTTGTCTTTCGCCTTGCGCGCGACGACGATCGCGTCGCGGTAGCGGGTCTTCAGTGCATCGACGTCCGGGGCCTCGCGCACGAGCTGCACCGGGCTCGCCACCACCGGCTCGTCGGCGACCGCCACCGAGCTAGCGGTCGCGGCCATCGTGTCCTGCATCTCCTCGGAGGTGTAGACGCCAACGGCGACGCCCGGGAACACCGCGCGGACGCCTTCGCTGATCACGCGCGCGCGGAGCATCTGCCGGGGGTAGGACTTCCATGTCGGATTTCGGGTCAGGCCGGCGCGCTCGGCCTGCTCGATGGTCCAGCGGATCTCTACGGTGCCGCCTTGCGGGTGGCCGACCTTGGCGGTCACCGCCTTGTCGGTGTACTCGGTCCACTCGACCCGGCCACCGTTCGCCTGGAACCGCGCGAGCAGCGCGTCGGACTTGAGCGTCGGCTTGCCGTTGATGACGTGGTAGTCGCGCGCGGCGATCGCCGGGTGCAGGCCCTCGGCCTGCGCGATCAGCATCAGCGACAGCGCCTGATCAGGCGTCCGGACTCCGAAGAGGCCGGACTTGGCGACGGCGCTCGCCATGCGCTCGACGTCGCTGAATCCGATGGCGGTCGAGAGTGCGGTGGTCTGGGTCATGCTGCGTTCCTCCGGGTGAGCTGGTCGACGGTGCTGTCGACCTCAGCGAGAAAGGCGCGGACCTCGGCGTCGAGCCCCGCGATGAAGATGTCGTTGCGCTCGATGCGCTCGATGTGAATCTGCAGGTCCTTCGGCATCCGCGGGTCGTAGGACACGAAGTCCCACCACTTCCGGCCCGTGATCCACATGGCGCCCTGCAGCTGCGGCATGTGCTCCTCGGGCATCCCCGTCAGCAGCGTCTGGACGTGCGTCGTGCTGCTCGGGCACTTGATCTCGATGCCGCCATCGGCCTCGACGAGGCCGTCGGGCGAGGCGCCGGCGAGGATGGACGGGTGACGGATGAACCCGGTCTCCTCGACCACGCGCTCGGTGCGAAACTCGTACTCGATGCGCGCGGCGGGCTCGTTGTCGATGCCCCACTGCATCGCTGCGGTCGTGAAATGCGGCACCGGCTGCCCGGTCAGCCGCTCGGTCACGATCTCGATCAGGTACGACTCGCGCGCCTGCGCGGGCTTGCCGTTCTTGAGCTTGGCCAGGACGTTCTTGAAGGAAGAAGCGGTCGCGCAGCCCAGGCGGGCGGCGAACCAGTCGGCGGATCGTTGTTCTGCGAGCATCAGATTCCCCTGCGGTGAAGGACGAGGGCGCCGTCGCGGTTCGATGCGACGATGCCGGTGAACTTGAGAGCGGCGAGCAGCTCGCCGACAGTGATGCCGTCGAGCTGGACGGCGACGGGAGGCGGAGCGGGCGGCAGGCCTGCGACGACGGCGTCGGCGAGGCGGTCGCGGAACCGGGCCCAGGCGAGGTCGGTCGCGCTCACGGGGTCGCCTCCTTCGCTGGGTCGAGGAACTGCGCGAGCTGCGGCACCTGATGCGGCGCGAGGTAGATCCGCGACTCGCCCTCGGTCGTCTCCTGCGCGAGCACTAGGTCGCCGTCGCCGTCGACCCAAGCTCGCAGCTCGTATCCCGGCCGGATGTTAAGTAGCGGCTTCGGCTCGGCCGCTTGGCCTCGGGCGCTCATCGGCGGCTCCAGTCCCGCCAGACACCAATCCGGTGGCTGCGCCATTCCGGCTCACGCAGGTCGCGCCAGCCGCCAAGCGTCCGCGCGCGCCATTCGGGCTCGCCGAGGTTGCGGCGCCGCTCGCGCCGCCACTCGAGCCACGACTCGACGAGCATTCCGACAAGGCCGCCGACGGCGAGCAGGACGAACCACCCCGTGAGCAGCACGAACCAATCGAAGGCTTCGTTGCTCATGCGGCCACCTGCAAGGACTGGTCGCCCACCAACCACGCGCGCAGCTGCTGGCGCATGTAGCCGATCTGGTCGCAGATCTCGACGACGCGGACGTCGGCGGTGAAGAACTCGTTGCCGCTGTGGTTGATGGTCAGCTGCAGCAGCTCGCGCGCGACCGCTTGGTAGTAGTGGCCGCCGACGATGCAGACCTCGGAGAACGGCCGCCGGCCGCAGCTCGTGGCCTCGACCAGCATCGCCAGCGTCTCGGGCGTCACGCCGCGCGCGATGAGCTCACGGCCGCGCACGTTGTCCATCTTCCGGTTGTACCGGCAGATGGGAGCGGAGCCGGCGATCCAGCCGTGCTCGGCAGACAGCACGGTGACGTGCGCCAGCTCGCCAGTCGGGTCCGCAGCCTTGAGGGTCTGCCACACCGGCCCGACGTAGCGCTCAACGGCCGGCACCGGCAGCGCCTGCGAGGACTTCGTGGCCGAGCAGGCCATGATGAGGAGGCGGCTCATGCGGCCACCTGCGCCGGCCAGATGCGGCCGTTGTAAGAGACTCTCGCCACCTCGACCGTGCAGGCCCGGTCGGCATAGACGGTCCAGCCGTTGCCGATGTCGCGCGAGCCGCCGCCACCGTTGATCAACAGCGCGTCGCGGTAGTCGTTCCACAGTTCGGAGGCGGCCTCAACCGAGGCCACCTCCCTCACCGCGCCGCGACGGGTTTTGATGTAGACGGCGCTCACGACGCGGCCCCCTCGTAGCTGAGGCCGGCGGCCTGGATGCTGCCGAGCACGTCACCCGCGTAGGACTTGCGGAACTCGACGGAGACGGCGGCGGCGCCGACCTGACGCGCGACCCACTCGCGCGCGCGGTCGGTCTGGGCGACGACGTTGATGGCGGTGGCCGAGAACTCGAGGCCAGAGATTCGGAAGTCGGACATCGGCAGACCCTCCAGTCTGTTCGCCGCAGCACAACGCGCGGCATGGAGGGATGTTAGGCGCAGCCTTTTAAACTGTCAAGCGTCACCTGACAGAAGGGGCGCAGACGGGCCCGCCTGGTCGGCGGCCTACCTCGTCAAATGTGGTCGGACTGCTTTGTGACGACTCGGCCCAGAATCGACGCGGCCTCGTCGCAGCGCTTGTCGGGATACAGGCGCTTGTCGCTGTTGTCAGATGCCAGGAACCACTGCCCAGCGTCGCGGCGCAGTCGCTTGATGACGCACTGGCCCTCGTAGTTGACCGCGAACACGACCCCGTCCTGCGGCGTGACGTCGGCCAAGTTCACGACGACGGTGTCGCCGTCCCACAGGCCGGGCTCCATCGAGGCCCCGCTCACCTTCATCGCAATCAGCTTGTCGGCCCTGAGCTTGTTTCTCTGCAGCCATTCGGCTCGGAAAACGATGGGCGGCGCATCATCGTCGTCGCTGAACTCGACCGTGTATCCGCAGATCCCGGCCTCGAGCTTAAACTTCGCGCGCCGCACCCGCTCGTAGTGGTGGTTGAGGTCGCTCTCGACGTCCGGGGCGTGTTTCTGATCGCCGGTCAGCAGCCACTCAGGGCTCGCCCTCAGTACGCGCGCGAGCTCGGCGAGCTTACGCACGTCGGGCTGAGACTTGCCGCTTTCCCACTCGGAGACTGATGCGCGGTTGATCTGGAACGTGTCCGCCACGTTCTGGAGCGTCAGCCCGAGGAGCTTCCTGCGCTGTCGGATTCGTTCGCCGATGGTCATGGGTGCAGCCTAACAGTTGAAAGTATGGGTATGCCTGACCTATAGTTAGGCCATGCCTAGCGAAAAAACAGCCCCCAACGCACACAACCCCGTCGAAATTGCGATACAGGTCGCAAAAGGGGTCCGGCCGCTGGCCCGTCTCATCGGCATCGCGGCGCCGTCCGTCTGGGAATGGCGGCAGCGCGGCCGTGTTCCGGCCGAGCGCGTCCTGCAGCTCGAGGCCGTCACCGGCTTGTCGCGGCACGTCCTGCGCCCCGACCTCTATCCCGTCGACCTCCCGCGCCGCGGGCGGCCGGCAGCAGCCACCACCGAACCCCGCCCTGTCCGAGCCCGTTCGCGGGCGCCGCACCCGAAAGGGGCGGCCAGGGCGACCTAACCCCACCCGGAGACACGATGTCCGCCTGGATCAAGATCGAGAAGTCGCTGGAGACCGACCCGCGGGTGATCAAGCTCGCCCGGGCTCTGGCTGTAACGCATGAGCGTTACACCCGTAACGCATGCGTAACGCTGGTGTGCGGAGCACTCGCGCGCCTGTGGATTTTCGCCGACTCGCACATCCGCCCGGACGACACTCTCGACCTCGGCCCGGACGATTTGGACGAGCTGCTCGGCTTGCCGGGATTCTGCGCGATGCTGCCGGCGGACTGGCTCGAGGTCATCGACGCCGAGCGCGTGAAACTCCCGGGTTTTCTCGCTCACAACGGCGTCGAGGCCAAGAAGCGGGCGCTCACGCAGAAGCGCGTAGCGCAGCACCGTGACGCCGTGAAACGGTCGAGCGTTTCGCCCTGTAACGCTGATGCGTTACCAGACCAAGACCAAGACCGAGACCAAGACCTTAGGAAGAAGGTTCCTTCGGAACCTCTGTCGGGCGAAGCGCCCGACCGCGAGGTCGTCCAGCGCGTGTTCGACCACTGGCGCTCGGTCCACAACCACCCGGCCGCCAAGCTCGACGCCAAGCGCCGCAAGCTGATCCGCGACGCCCTCAAGGCCTACCCCGAGGCCGACCTCTGCCAGGCGATCAGCGGCTACAAGAACTCGCCCCACCACATGGGACAGAACGACCGCTCGACCGTGTACGACGCGATCGAGCTGCTGCTGCGCGACGCCAAGCACATCGACGCCGGGCTGCGCTTCTACCGCGACCCGCCGCGCACCGACCTGTCGAAACTCACCCGCGCG